CAAAGGAATTCATCCCTCATAATTTCTCAATCTCACATAATAAGGTGCTAGAGAATGAGTACTAAAGGTATCATCTTTAATACCTCTCTCTAGATTTAATTCTTGGAGCATGCCCCAATCATCAGTATCCCCGATAAGGATCTGAACCCATTCTACACCATCTTCAAGCAATTGCACAGCTTTGTCCTGAGCATCTGTCCAATCATCATATTCATTTTCACTTGTGATGTTCCTAGGATAGGAATCATCTTGTCCGCATACTTTGTACATGATCATGTGGGTTCCAGTGTCTTATGACACCAGCAGTAATAAAACAATTAGTAATAAGATAACTGACAAAGATAAAACTACGAATAATACAGACTGCATTATCGTACTTTGCAGTTTTAGTATCCTCGAAACTTCCCAAGGCATACTTCCAAATCCTCCATAATTTAATCATTTTTCAATCAACCCATCTAAAGATGGTATCTCTATTAAGTCACGATAATCCTCGTGAAGTTCACATCCAACATAATCCCTATTTAGAGACCTTGCAACCCTAGCAGTTGTACCAGAACCCATAAAAGGATCTAATATAATATCACCCTTTTGACTACCTGCCTTTATACATGGTTCAATAAGGTCTGGTGGATACACTGCAAAGTGAGCACCCTTATATGGTTTGTTAGTTACTCTCCAAACAGATCTTTTATTCTTTGTTGGATAACTTTTACTCAACCCAGTGTGAGGGGATAGACCAGTGCCAGCATTATGATACTTACCTTTACTACGATCCCTAGTACCCCAGTCTTTCGCTGGTTCTTTAATTGCTTCATTGTCATAATAATATTTTTTATTCTTACTGAGTAAAAAGATATACTCATGTGATTTGGTACACCTATCCCTTACTGACTCTGGCATTGGATTAGGTTTATGCCATATGATGTCCTGTCTAAGATACCATCCATCAGCACGTAATGCAAAAGCAAGCATCCACGGTATACCAATTAAATCTTTTTCTTTTAATCCTTCTAATTTGTTACCACGTTTATTGCATTGTGTTGGTAAGTCTTGATTAGTTTTAGATACGGTTTGTTTGGGATATGATTGACCTTTACCAGGTCTATAGTTGTAATAACTATCACCAATATTAACCCATAACGTGCCATCATCAGTTAAGCAATCTCTTACCAAACTAAAAACTTCGACTAAATTTTTTATGAATTCTTCTGGTGATTGTTCTTGACCTATTTGATTCTCTTCTCCACCATAATCCCTAAGACCATAATAAGGCGGTGATGTTACACACATCCTCGCCTTATCGGTGTGAGACGCAAATTGTTTTAAGGTCTCCCTACAATCCCCATAGAGGATAGTATTTCTCATTATTCGTAGGATGAATCAGGTTCTAGTGCGATGAAGTATGTGAGTTCATAATCCTTACACTTAAACCTAGATAGAAGTTTTGATGATACAACAACCTCATAAGTACCAGGTATGATCTTAATGTTCTCTACTTTAAAGTTAAATACAAACTCCTTATCAGTCTCACCAACTGCAATAGAGAAGTCGTTAGAAGTATCATTCTTCTTATCTCTTGCAACAATTCTTACTGCACCAGCATGACCAATAACTGATAGATCAGGTAACTGATAAATTGCTGCTGCTTTAAGTAAACGATCTAACTGCTGTGTATTCAATTCAAAAGATACGTCCTCAGTAGGAAGATCTAAATTCTTATCTGGAGGTGTAACTATTACACTAGGATCAGCAAAGAAGTATTTGGATCTCATCCTACCTTCTTTAATAACTACATGACCATGATTCTCAAAATCCAAGTCTGGATTCTGATGTAATCCCATACCGTTAAGGAACTGGTTTAAATCATAGATCCCAAAATCTTTTGGGAATTCCTCATTCACTTCTGCTTCTGCAAGAATATTCTTCATTACAGATATTGTGCGAAGTTTGCTACCCTCTTTAAAAAGAATAGATTGATTGATGTTGCTAAAATTCTTGAGCAGATTGATAGTCTTATCAGAAAGTTTCATAACGAGTGTTAGTATAATCAGGTTCTTTAGTGTTGCCACTGAAGTAATAAAGGAGCAAGCAATAATGCATTGCTTTTAGGATGTCTTGCTTTGCAGTTCCCTTCTTATCATAGCGACTCAAATACTTAAGTGCATTAGAGCGACAAAATGATTCTGCATCCCCTACCGAGTGAATAAGATCAAGGGTTTGAGTATCAGAATTCTTATTCGTATAATGTCCTCTATAAGTAGAAGAAACATAATCTTTAAGATCTGCAATACCTTTATCCTCTTGGTATTTGTGAGATTTGTATTTTAAATCTGGTTGAGGTTTTGAATCCTCATATTCAGTTTTATCTTCCCCAAGAAAAGGTGTGTTAGTTGGTAGAGTAAACTCTACAGTATCTGCCACACCAGTAGGTGTATCAACACCAAAGGTAACTACATCTTCACCATACTTGTCAAAAGAACTAGTGTCAATGTTAAGAGTCTCTGCTGCACCAACCATGTTATCTACTTGGAAGTCAACTGCAGATCCATAATCAAAAGTCGTACTCGTATTAATATGATGTGCTATTTGATCATCATTGTCTGATAAAGGATCGGTAGCAAATGGATTTGGCATATCACCATTCCGATCATAATCATAATAATACTTAGAATGCTTTGGTTCAGGATTAATCAGATCATACTCATCACTCTCTTGGGGAGTGATGGTATTTGATTGTGGTTTTGGATCATACTCATCACTCTCCTGTGGAGTCACTCTATTCTCATCACCCATAGTAGAAGTCATACTTTTCTCCTAATATTATATCAAGGATTCGTCTTCTTGTCCATCTTCTGCTGGTACAAAGTCAGGATCAACTTTGTCATAGAGTTCCATGAAGGACTGCTTAGTCTCATCATCAAACCTATTAAGACACATCTTAATTGCTTTCTCTTTGTTATTAAAGATACTATACGCTCTAATGATATGTGTCAAACGACGAGTTGATATAACTTCATCAACACCACCATCATAGAATGTCTTACGAATGATGTCTGCCCAATCTACAAGACGCTTACAGAACTCAGTATTCTCACAAGGTTCTCTGCTATCTAAAAGTTGAATACCAACCTCTACTGCCTTTGCAGTAAGGATCTTATGCTCAGTAGCAGGAACAGGATACTGTTGCTCAAAGGTTACACAGAATCTCTCTAAGAATGCTTCATTAAGAACATTAGTTCCAATAAATCTTCCATCTTCAGATCCCTTACCTTTGGTGTTAGCAGTAGCGATAATGTTAAAACCATGAGCAGGTTTTACAAACTTACCAATCTTCTTAAGGAATATTCCTTTACCTTCTAGGACGGACTGGAGACACAAGATCTTGTTAGAGGCAAGATCAACTTCATCCAAAAGCAATACTGCCCCTCTTTCGAGTGCTTCGACAACAGGACCGTTGTGCCAAACAGTGCTACCATTAATAAGACGGAAACCACCAATGAGATCATCTTCGTCCGTTTCGATTGTGATGTTGACACGAATTAACTCCCTATTTAATTGAGCACATGCTTGTTCTACACTAAAGGTCTTACCATTACCAGATAGTCCAGTGATAAAAGATGGGTAAAACAATTTGGACTGAATGATTTTCTTTACATCTGTAAAAGGTCCAAACTTAACAAATGTAGCATCCTTATCAGGAACTAAATTTTGTTGAACGGCAGGTAATGCTGCTGGTGCTTCAAAAGCAGTATTTAATTCTTCCACAACTTTAGTGGTTACCTCCAAATTCCATTTACCTTTTGCAACTTTATGCTCTTGTATCTTCTTAGTTATGGTCTGATAACCAATATCGTTCATAGCACAAAATGCTTTAACGTCAGCAGTGGTAAACTCTGTACCATAATTAGTTTTTAAACCAGCGATGACTTCTTCTTTAGTCATTTTAGTTTCAAAGGCCATAATGTAATTGTTGTTCAGTAATCATATTATAGACGCTATTTAATACTTAACTCTTTTAACTGTTCCAGTTCTTCAACTGTCTCTGATAGTTTGTTTATAAGGTCGTTTGCCTCTTCAGTAGTAATGCTAGGTGGGTGACTATGCACACACCTAGCAATCATATCCCATTCTTGTCTAGTAAGCATTATGCAATGAGTTCTACAAACTCACTAAGTACCTTCTTATTTAGACGCTTATCCTTAAGAGAACGGTTAAAATAACTCTTTATTTGTGACTTTGAAGCATCCTTTGCAAGTATGGCAGTTGTGTCAGTTTGAGATAAAACACTATTAGACATTCCAAAATACTTCGTGTATCCATCAACCTTAATAGAGAAACTCTTACTCTTTTTCCATTCCTTCTTTGCTTGACGGTACTCATCAGAATCAACCATACAATAACGACTAAGCATATAACTATGATCTCTTGACTCCATTAAACGAATACCAACAAAGTTAACATCCTTATGAACATCAGTAACATACTTAATCAAAAGTTGACTAAACTCATGGTAACGAGATGGCATCTTATATGTCCTACCATTCTTACGATTACGTAGATAATCTCTATGATGATTAATCTGACATGAACCCATAAATGTATCTGGTTCCCAATGTCTTTGAACTTCTTTATGACGATGTAGATGATGTGCTTCACCATCAGTAAGCATTACAACATTAACCTTCTCCATCTTACACTCTTCTTTGAACGCAGGAATTATCTTATTCAAAGCTACTATTGATTCATTCAATGGTGTTCCAGAAAGTTGTATTCTACGTGGAGTTGGATACTCAGCATAATCTCTAAATGAATGAGCAATTCTCCAAATATTTTTCATCTGAATCTCTAGATCAGGTGTACGTGTATTACTATTAAAGAACTCCATCAATGAGAATCTAGTATCAACACATAAATCACCTTCAATTGGTACATAGTGATCTGGAGTCTCTATAGGACGATGTTCAGCATCATACTCAAGACAATTCCATTCAAATGTAAATGCAAATACCTTAAATGGAATATTTGTCTTCTTACAGAACCAAATTAAATTATAAAGTTGCTTTAAAGTATCCTTCATTACAGTCTGCATTGATCCAGACCAATCCAATACAAATATCAATCCATGACTTTGACCATCAGTAAATGTAGTGACCTTTTTAAATAGATCCTCATTAAATTTGTAAGTGTGAAGTTTAGTACAGTCAAGTACACCAGTCTTAGATGTAGCAGCACGAGCATATGCTGACGCTGCTTTTTTCATCTCAAATTCTTTAATAAGATAGTTAACTGCTTTTTGAGCATCTTTTTTATACTGAGTAAAGGATGCATCAACAGTTCTAAAATCTGCTCTATAGTGCATGCTGTTTCTACTAAGATACCTTGCTGCTTCTTCAGGATTACTTAAAACATCTTTCTCCCAGTCATCCCATGTCTTTTTAATATAAGCATGAACATCCTCATTCTTAGCAATAATAGTGTCTAAGTTTACATCTGTAAAATTTAGATACTCATTTGGGAATGAATCTCTAGATATAAGATCACTAATTTTCTGCCTCAACAGATCATCAGTTTGAACTTCTGGTTCCTTATTATCAGATTCTTCAGGTTTACCATCAGTCATTGTTGGAGAATCTTTTGATTCTTCATTTTTATTTTCTCCTTCTGATTCTTCTTCCTCTCCTTCACCTTTAGTATCACCTTCTTCTTCCTCTTCTGATTCTTCCTCACTACTCTCACCATCTGTAGCAGTAGCAGGTAATCCCATCTCCATTTTTAATGATGCAGCATTATCAGTATCAGAATCTTCTTCATCTTCCTCTTGTTCTTTTGCTTCTCTACAATAGTTGTATAATACTTCTGCTGCATGCTCTGCTTCTTCAAAAGTCTCTGAAGCACCAACAAGATCAACAATCTCCTGCTCTTGTTCAGTGAACCATATTGCAAGGAATGCTCCAATCTTATAATGTAGATTTATTTTATCGGCAAGAGTAAGATCATTAATATCTTCATTAGCAAGATTAAAGAAGTCATCTTCAAATAATATTTGATAACCATTTCTAAATGTTTTACCAAGTCCAAGATATTTACGTTTCATCAATTTCTCTATACGAGCATCTTCAGTTACATTAAGGAATGCCTGAGGAACATTTACTTTAGGATCTCTATTAGGTGTGTATAATGCATGTCCTACTTCGTGACCTACCAACATATCATATACAGCTTCATCTGCCTTCTCCCACATAGGAAGTGTTAATACACGAGTCTGAACATTAAACGCAGCAGTTTCAACATCCTTGTTCTCAATGATTAGATCTTCAGTAGCAAGTAATTTTGCTAGGGTTCCTTTGATTTCTAAATTGACAGACATGGACTTTTTAACTTGTTATACACATTATAAAACCCCTTCCGTGGGGAAGAGGTATTAAGTAGACGCTTTTTTAACTGTCTACGTCGTTCTCTTGCACTGCGTAACGCTTGAGGTTTAAGCGTTCGCTTCGGTTCTTTGCCCGAATTGTGTTGCCAGTTAGGTAATGTCATCGAACTTTTTAAGTGAGTCCTTAAGATTGGATGAACAATCAGGGGGTTCAGGATCTACTATACCATAGATCTTCTTCCATTTGTTGTGCAATGCACCCATCATCCAAGATTGAGCAAGACTTCTAGGACCATTCTCAAGTAGATTTAACTCATACTTGCTAGTGGTATATGCCTTCATCTCTTGCCGCCAATTGGAATCATCTTTGTCCACTGATCCAATCCTCCAGTTCTACAGTTTGTCTCCACCCGAAGATAAGTCTCAGAAGAGTATTCTGTGCAAGTGTCTCTCTTGCTTCACCAGGTCTCTCAGGTATATATGTCAATCTACTATCTAAACAAGTAATCATTCTTGCAACTTCATTAACAGAATAATTCTTACCATTACCTACATTATAAACACACCCATATTCATCATCTTTAATATCAGTAATAGCAGCAAGATAATTTGCCTGTACAACATCAGAGACATGTGTAAAGTCCCTACGTTGCTCACCATCACCAACAATAGTTAACTTCTCACCTGCTGCTAGTTGACGTAAGAAGATACCAATGACAGGAGCATACTGTCCTCTTAATGGTTGACGTTCACCATATACATTAAAGTATCTGAATATAACAGTCTTAAGACCATATAGGTCTGTATACATCTTACATAACTTCTCACCATTCACCTTTGATATTGAATAAGGATTCAAACAATCATCAGGTTGACACTCTGAATTTGGTACTTTATTCATACCATAACCAGATGAAGTAGATGAATACATCACCTTCTTAACACCTGCTTCTCTTGCACACTGAAGTACTGTACAAGTTCCTACAGAGTTTATTTGAACTGCTCTAATCGGGTTCTCTATTGCTGGTTGAATTCTTGCTTCTGCTGCAATATGAAATACATAATCTACACCGTCATATAATGGACGTGTATTCTCATAGTCACAGATATCAAACTTATGATTCTCTGTTTTGTCATTCCAGTAGAACTGATCGTGAGCATCTGAATACTCATTATCAATTACAACTACTTCGTGTCCTTCTGCAACTAATTTATCTACGAGGTTTGATCCTATGAATCCTGCTCCTCCAGTTACTAATGATTTTGTCATAATGCCATCCTGCTAAATCCTTTAATTTTTTCAAATCGAATAACGTTTGAGAATTTATCTTGTAAACCCTCCTTATGAGAGATCACAAAAATATTTGCCTTCTCTACCACAAATCGAATTATCCGAAGAAATTCGTCTGTACCAAACCCATCAAGAGATGAATCAAATGTCTCATCAAAAATGATAAGATTACAATTTAATGAGTTTTTTATTTTAGCAACTTCTCGCCATGTAAACAAGAGTGCCAAGTCAATCCTCATCTTCTCACCCTCACTAAAAGAAGAGTATGAGAAGTCCTCATGTATAGGAGATTTGATAGACTCATTAAACTCCTCATCTAATGAGAAGTTAATATAAAAGTCCATCATCTGAAGATAACGGTTTACCTGCTGATTGATCAGAGGTAGATACTTCCTGATGATTTTGGTCTTTACACCACCATCCTTCAGGAGATCAAATACAAAGTTGTATCTTATTATATCATCTTTTTTAGAATCCGCATCTGTGCTGGCAATCTCGAATTGATTTTTAAAGTTAGTTAACTTTTCATGTTCAGTATTTCTGCCTTCAAGTTTAGTGGTAAGAGTTTGAATTTCCTGCTCCAAACCTCTGATCTGTCTTTGGTAACCAGAGATTTTTGTATTAACTTGAGAAATGCCATGCGTTAGACTTGTTACCTCGTCGGATATTTTAATAAAGGTGGACTCCCTCAACTCTTCCTCTTTAATTGCCTCTTCGAGTTCTTTATACCCAGATTGCAACTCTTTTGCTTTATTTTGGGAGTCCGTAATTTTATTTATCCTGAACTCCTCCTCAATGGATTGGGTACATGTAGGACAAACCGTATTCTCTGTGAAGAACTTATGCTCTTTAGTAATGGTCGATACCTTTTGGGTAATTTTACCTTTAAGGTTTCCTAACTTACGAAGTTTTTCTCTAGATCCACCATAATTTTCTAACTCTTTATTCTTAGATTCTAAAGAATTTTCAAGTTCCTTTTGTTCTACTAATAAATTTTCTTGATCTTTAATATACCCTTTAATAGACTTCTTCTTATCGCTAATATCCTTCTTACCCAATGCCTCAATCTCATCTATAAAAGTTTGTTGCATCTCATACTTCTCTTCCAAAGTCAGTAATTTATATTCTAACTGTCTAACCTCATCCTTAAGTAACTTAATCCTATCCTTAACAACTGAATTCATCTGAGAGAATATTTTAATATCTAATATATCCTCAATAACTTCTCTCCTATTAGAAGCACTTAATTGCATAAACGGAACAAAATTACTGCTACCAAGAATAACAATCTGAGTGAATGACTTATAATTCATCTTAAGAACTACAGTTTCTAACCAAGTCTGCTGTGCATTAGCATGAGAATCCTGATTTAAAATCTCACCATTCTTAAAGATATTAAATTTATTTGGTTTAATACATCTAACAATCTTCCACTTAACCGTACCAATCTCAAACTCAATCTCAACTTCAGTTCCTTTTTCATTAACACTATTAACTAATTGACTCTTACTTATACCTCTATACGATTTGCCAAATAGAGAAAATGTTAATGCGTCAAGTATAGTACTTTTACCAGCACCATTATTACCAACAACTAAAGTATTGAATGAGTTCTTATCAAATACAATCTCAGTAAATTGATTACCAGTACTCAGTAAATTTTTATATCGAAGTTTTTTAAAGGTTATCATTCTCAGGTGGTATCACAAGATCATTACCAGTAATTACTGCATACTCATATCCATGCAACTGGCAGGTTTTAACAATTAGATGGTCATCAACTTCTATAACATTTAAATCGGGATGATTTTCCCTCTCTTCTAACATCATAGCAAACCGATCACAATCATCCTCCTCTTCAAAAAGATAGAGAACTTGTCGTCCTTCTTCATTTGTAACGGAGTACGCTCCTTGGTCTTCACGACCCTCTAAGGTAAGTATGTACATTAAATTAATTCACATGCCTCCCTATAGACTTCTTCTATAAGACTCTGAATTTGAGACTTGTTTAAAGTCGTTTCAGTTTCTTCTACATACCTGTTTAATAAAGATATCGTATCTTCCGATTCAATATCAGTATCGTCAACCTGATCATTTACATCATTGAAGTTCTCTACAATCCTTAATTCTGCAACATTAGCAGCATAAATCTTATCTACAAACTTCTCAAACTTCTTAGGATAGGTCTTCTTCTTTACAAACAATTTTACTATCTTATCTTGATATTGTCTAGCATCAAATGTTTGTGCGTTATCATCCTCATAATAAACATTATAAAAGATCCTATATGGATTACGGATCTCCTCAGTCTCTAAAGTCTCTGTATCAAATATATGGAATCCTCTAGGATCTCCAGTATCATTAGCAAACATCTCATAAGGATTACCTAAGTAATATATTTTTCCATTATTAGATCTAGTATGATAGTGACCAGTAAATACCTTTGCAAACTTATCATATACATCAACCTCATATCCATTCATCATAACATGTCCACGAGTAGCAGTGAACCCATTCAATTCTAAATGACCAAATCCAACTTTTGCTTTAGATGCTTTAATCCTTTTAAAAGTCTCTTCTTCATTCTCTTTACATATCCAAGGAATCAATAAAGTCTTTAACTTATCAAACTTGACTTCTGTAGTCTCAGAATAACAAGTTATATTAGGATACTCTCTAA